AATCGCACAGCCTTCGATTCGAGGTATTTCGGACCGACTCCTGGCTCTGACCAGTTTATCAGTCCAGGCTCAATCTCATGCCAGCGTCTCGCATAAGGCGCATCGTACGAGACTTCAACGCTAATATTCTGACCTTCCACAGTGACCTTGCTCACCTTACCCGAGGCTCTCAGATGCCCTTCCTTGTGAGGCGTTTTAGGCGGTACGTTATCCGCATCCAGCTTCCACTCCTGACCAGCTTCTCTCACTCCCTTAGAAGCCACTTCTGGCATAGCTCTCTGCACAAGACGCTTAGTTTTCCTATCAAAGTCGCTGAAGTCTATCGAGAAGCCTGATTTACTCATTGAACGAATACCTCATACTTATAAACAAAGAAACTGGAGAAAGCCTTCGGTGTATTTATTCTGATTATTGTATGTTCAACACCATCGAATTTGAGGAAGTCTTCATGTATTAAATCACGGAACAACTCATCGTCCGTGCTCTCAGGAAGCAAGATTGAAGCCGAAGAGATAACTTGTTCTCCTGATAGATTCATCACCAATCTCGTCTTGTATTCAATTCTGCCTTTAATGGGCGCAGTCTCGGTCTCCAGCTCGTCACCCCACGTGTCGTGCCCCCCATATCTGATGATGATTATGTCATCTGTCATGTAAGCATTGCTCATGTGTATGCCTCCCTCATTCCTATCGCTGTCTCCGAAGTCGGGGAGATGTCATGCTCACAGTTTGGGTGTAGAGGCGGCTCTTCGGTCAGCATTGGATATTCTGGATGGGTTCCCGACAACGAGAAAATCTGCCCCTCAAGAGTAGCACAATCATCACACGGGGCACCATGTTTTGACCATTGAACCAAATCATTCTCATACTGTGCACAGGTGTTTTTAACCGCCTGAGTCTGCGCTTCTCTCAATCTTGTTCTCGCTGTCATTTTCGAATAGTCTTTGAGGTTGTAATTCCGTCCTCGTATGGCTATGAACTGTCCGTTCGCTAATTGAGTGCTCAAATACTGATGAATTTTCCTCGACGTATAAGCCCTCGATTTACCCTCTTCTATAGCGTCTGTTATTATTGATGATATCACTGCCTCGTCTCCAGGACCGAACGCCTGAAGCTCCATGAGATTTGCCGAAGCCTGCCTCGCAAGATAAATGTACGCATTCACGTTGACTTTGATACTCTGATTTGCAAGGATTAAATCCTTCATCGCCCTCTCAATATAATCTTCGATAGAAAGCCTATGACTCTGCTTATTGAAAAGTTTATCTTTTCTCGCTCCCAGAATCTCAAGGCTCGTCTTCGCTACAACATAGCTCTCCTTATATGCCATCGGAACGGTCTCTTTCACCCATCTTATTGATAGCCTGTTCAGCTTTTTAATAAGTCCGTCAATCCGCTCCTGAATCTTCATAGCCTTGATTTCACTATAACCCTCAATCTTCACTGAGAAAAGCTGTGAGCTAATCTCTTCCTGAACCCTGCCATAGACTCTCTCCAGCTCTCTTATCTTCTGTCTGAGCGGAATCAGTCCCAATTTCTTAGCCAAATTCAGTCCTCCTCTACCACATCTGTATCCATAGTTTCATTCTCATCTCTGTCAATCGGGATAATTGCCAGCACTTCCTCAGTGGCGAAATCTTCAAGCAATTCTTCTACGGCTGGAGGGAAGGGGAGTTTAGTGAGCATGTTTTTGTCATACGTTTCCTTTACTATCCCCGCACTCACCACACCTTGAGCTTGAAGAGCCTTGCGTGCGTCTTCACTGCCATGCTCGACAGCCAGATAATAAGCCATCTCGCATTGAGCATATACGAGCTTTACCAGTTCTGCCACTGTGGGAGCCGCTGGAATCGAAAAGCGGGGTGAGTTATTAATCCTGTTATATGCGTTCCACACGCACTTCTCTTTATCGGCTGAGGACAGCGTATCCCACGCTTTCGTTTCGAGCCTCTCCTTATCATAGTAGGTGTTGGCAGCGTCTAAATCAGTTAGCCATCCTATCATTGTATCCTCCTAAGATTGGATTATGTCCTGTTTAATTCTGAAATTTTCACTCTCAACTTCGTCTATCTCAATCTTCACTTCATAGATATCTGTCGGACTCCATGTGATTTGAATTGCCATGAAGTAATCGCCCTTGTCCAGAAGCACGCCCGTGTCGTTCGGGAGCAGAGTTATTCTCAGCCAGCCTGGGTCTGGTTTGTTGACTTCAATACCGAGTATTAGGTCTTTCTCTACCAGCGGTACGACATCGGTTTTATTCTTCTTTATCTGAAATTTAATTGCAGTGGCGTCACCTAGATTATCAACAATGACTCCTTCCTTGTCCCTTATTTCAAAGTCCCTGACCGATTTATTGCCTTTCTTTACTGTCCAAAATTTCATAGCCATTGTCATTCTCCTTTATTTTAAATACCCTACGTATTTGATTGCTATTAATTCTGAGATATCCGTTCCCTTCCCGCCTGTACATTTAATCTCACCATTCCCAGATATGACAGCTACGCCTGAGTGCCACTCAGTCGCCACACCTGAAATAATGATAGAACCTCCACCCGTAATTGTCAAACCAGCAAGAGCTTGCTTTACCCCTTCTCCACTAAGAACGCCATTCTCACTTATACCCAAATCTGCAAGAGCCTGCTTGATAATGGCTCCTGCTAGAGTGCCATTCCCAGAGACTACAGCTACACCAAAGTGTGCTTCTCCTTCCTCTTCATACTTCTCTCCAGCCGCAATGATTGAGCCTCCCCCAGTGATATCTGAATCGTCCCAAGCCTGTTTCGAGACAACGAGCATAAGGTCGCCGTTGTCCGTTATAATTACATCGTTCGAACTCTTCTTTATTCCAACGAGTGCGAGGATGCCATTTTTAGAAATAGATGCAGAGCCAAAATGAAACTCAACCGCAGAACCAGTAACGATAATAGAGCCTCCAGCCGAGATAGATAACTCGACAGAAGTCTGTTTTCTTCCAATACCTACAACTCCGCCATCGCCCGTTATAACTAAATCGCAGAGAGCTTGTTTAATGACACTTCCAGCAACAGCACCTCCGCCAGTTATAGGTGAATCTCCGAGGGCTTGTTTCGTAGTAACTCCAGCAACGGCACCATTCCCTGAGATGAAAGCAGTGCCGAAGTGTTGTTCTGCTTCGCTTGCTATACCTGTTGCTATGAGAGAACCCCCACCTGAAACGCTCCCACTTCCAGAAGTTTCCTTCTTACCAACTATGACTTGAGAACCACTCCCTGAAATACTTGCAGTCCCAACGGTGGATTTCTCTCCAACACCTAGCTGAGAACCACCAGCAACGATAGAGGCTATACCGAGCATTCCTGCTAGACCAAGAGCCAGAAGTGTCCCGCCTGCGGATTTAATAGCAGAGCCTAGTCCGCCCTTCTTAATCGTGCCAGTAGCCGAGCCGTTCCCTGAAATTGAACCTGTGCCCGAGTGCTGTTCCCCCGCCAATGAGTAGAATACTCTGATTCGAACGTGGTCGATGTAAGCTGTTTTGCCAGGGTCGGCGGGACCACCGTTACCACCACCAGCACCCGCGGCGGAAATATTAATTCCAAATCCTGTCGTGCGGATATCACTGGATGTCAAACCTGCGTTCCAATTATCGCTTGCTCCTCCGTAATACGCCCATTCTTTTGTGCTTGACCAAGCCCCTGACTCAGCTTTATTATCTCCCACCCCACCGATAGACTTTCGAAGATAGATTCCACCATCTTCTTCATCCGAACTCTGCTTCCGCACGATTTCGACCTCAATGCCTTCTACAACAGCTCCCGAAGGAAGGTCATCTGTAGTAAAACCAAAGTTTGTGCATCTCAACCAATCAGAATAATCTTCACTTGAAGGGGAGACTGTAGCAAAATTATCATCAAGAACTTTAGCATTGTCGGGATTAGACCACGCTGGTTTTCCGTCTATCTCGGCATTCACGACGGTTCCAGGAGCCTTCCAATCTGTTGCCAGACCTTCAGTTTTCGAACCTGTTGCTATGAGAGACCCTCCGCCCGAAATAGACGCACTGCCTTGTTTTTCATTCGTATCAGGTACGTCTATCCGTATCCAGGAGACATTCTGACGCTGATTCTTTTGCGTAACAACCGCTGTGATTCTAATTCCCAAAGCGGAATAATCCGTGATTTCCGCCGCCTCTGTTTCACTCAGTGTCATGTTGTACTCGGCAAAAGCAGTGGTAAGCACAACATCTCCACTGTCTTTTATCACAATGGCACCCTGCATCAGCTCGTATTTGAATGTACCTGTCACTCCTGTCTTGGCTCGAATCCTGATAATGTGACCAGTGTGAACTTCAGGGTCCACAACTCCAGATAGACCTATAGTAAATGAATCGCCAGTTGCAGTCTTCGGCGAGGTTAAATAATCAGCATCGCTAAAAGGCTCTTCGTCAATCTTGGTCCAGAGAGGTTCTGTAGTCCACCCTCCAGGATTCTCAACATCAGAAGAGGGTCGTGCATACTGCAATCTTCACTCTCCTTTTCTTATGCGTTCAAATCGAGGTCAGCATCGGTAAGCGTGTACGTTCCTTGTGCACCGAATACTTCTTCAGTGACAAGTGCTGCTCCATAGAACGTACCTCCACTCTCTGCCGACCAGAATCCGACGTATAAAACCGTCTTCCCAGCACCTACATCGAGCACAGGTGCATTTGACGAATCTATGCTTCCAGCAGCCGCAGGATTCCAG